GTATGAGATTTACTGGTTACGCTGCTGTGTTTAACAGCGATTCTGAGCCGCTTCCTTTTATTGAAAGAATTATGCCTGGTGCTTTCAAACGTTCACTTAAATCAAGAAACGAAGTCAAGCTTTTTAAGAATCATAATATGGATGAAGTATTAGCTTCTACTCGTTCAAAAACTTTACGACTTTCAGAAGATTCAAAAGGTTTATTAGCTGAAGCAACTTTGCCTGACACAACTGCTGGCCGCGATTTGGCTGTGCTTATGAAACGTGGAGATGTTCACGCAATGTCTTTTGGTTTCTCAGTTCCAAACAGAGGCGATTCCTGGTCTGATGATGGAATGACTCGTCAATTGAAAGAAATCCGTTTACACGAAGTTTCAATTGTTACAGGTTTCCCAGCTTACGAAGCAACTACTGCATCAGTTCGTTCTTTAGACATTTTGGCTACTAGAACAAATGTTGATGTTGATGCTTTGGCAGATGCTTTAACTAAACTTGAATCAGGCGAAAAACTACCTGATAGCCAAGCAGACTTGTTACAAGAAGTTGTAACTAAATTAAGAGAAAACACACCATCTCCTGATGAGTTACTTGAAATTAAACGTAAACAAATCGACCTACTATATAAGGCTGTATAACAATGGATAAAGCAAAAGTAAAAGACGCAATTCTTAAAACAGCAGGTTATCCTGAATCTGGTGTTATAGCTGAACTAGCAGATGCTATGGCTGAAGCTGTAATCAATATTGATAAACCAGTTGAAATAAAAAAGTTTGAACCTGTTAAAGAAACAAGAATCCAAGAAGTAAAAGAGACACGTTAAAAGTTTGTTAGACTAATGGTGGTTGCGTGGATGCCACCACCATTTTTACTGTCGAGTGAGCCTCGCAGATTGCATAAACACAAATCCATCCTATAAGGAGATTCAGTAATGTCTGAATACATTAAACAACAGCACGAAGCACGTCAAAAGTCTTGGGCAGAAGCCAAAGAACTTCTTGATGTAGCAGCAGCAGAAAAGCGCGATTTAACTGCTGAGGAAAATGCAAAATACGAACGTATTTCTGCTGACCTAGATTCACGCGCAAAGGTAATCGAAACCTTAAAAGCAGATGCAGACCGCGAACTTCGCGCTGCTGAAGCAATGAGAGGCGTAGAAAACCAAGCACGCCCAGTTGCAGAAGTACGCAACGAAAAAGATGATGCAGAAGCAATCCGTGCTATGGCACGCGGTGAAATCCGTTCATACGATTTCGAACGTAGAGACGTGACCAAGGGAAGTACTGGCAGCCCTGTTCCAACTAGTTTTTATGACCAAGTAATTTTACTTGCTCGTACAGTTGGTCCAATGTTAGAAACTTCAACCATCTTGAACACAGCTGGCGGAGAGAATTTACAAATTCCTTCACTTTCAGCTTATTCAACTGGAACAGTTACTTCAGAAGGCAACGCAATCGGAGAATCTGACCCAACATTCAACTCATTCGTAACTCTTGGTGCATTCAAGTATTCATTCTTGACCCAAGTTTCACGCGAATTGATTGAAGATGCTGGCGTAGATATTCTTGGTTTCTTAGCAGCTCAAACAGGTAACGCAATGGGTTACGCAGTAAACGAAGCCTTAACAGTAGGAACAGGAACAGTACAACCAAACGGAATTGTAAACCGCGCAGGTTCTGCTGTAACTGGAACTGCATTAAATCCAACTGCTGATAATTTAATTGACCTTGTGTATTCACTTGACACAATGGCAAGAAGATTACCTGGCGCAGGGTTTCAAATGAACTCAAGTTCAATCGCATCAGTCAGAAAACTTAAGGATAATGCTGGACAATATTTGTTCACACCATCACTAAGTGCAGATGCTCGCGACTTGCTACTTGGGTATCCAATATTTGAAAACCCAGCAATGGCAACTGCTGCTTCAGCAGTAAAGCCAGTAATATTCGGGGCATTGCCTCAGTATTACGTTCGCCAAGTTGGTGGATTGAAGTTAGACCGCTCAGATGATTTTGCTTTCTCATCTGATTTGGTAACTTTCCGTGCAACATTCCGTGTTGATGGAAACTTAATCCAACCAAGTCACGTTAAATACTTCAAATCAGCAAACTCCTAAACCGAGTCTGATTTGAACAATCGTCTGGGGCACGGAGCGCAGGCCGTGTCTCAGACATAAATCGTCTCCCATCTGTAATAAGGTGGGAGACACCTGCGTACATATGGAGTCCTTGCGTGAATCGTGAACAAAGACGTTCTTTAGAAAAACAAAATAAAAACGTACAAAATGTTGTACAACACCCAAGACGAATTCTTTGGGTATCTAATGCACCTTGGGCTGGAACTGGTTATGGTCAGCAAACTGCTCAAGCAATTACAAGACTTAAAGCTGATGGCAATGATGTTGCCGTTGCATCAAATTATGGTTTAGAAGCATCTGCAACTATTTGGAATTCTCCCGCTGGAACTATTCCTGTTTACCCACGCGGAATGGATATGTGGTCAAATGATGTAATTCCCGCACATATGCACGACTGGTCAAGACGTGATTTAGATGCTGAACATTTGTTGATGACTTTATTTGATGTTTGGGTTTTCAAAGGCGAGAAATGGGCTGAATGGCCTGTTGCTTCTTGGACTCCAATTGACCACGTTCCTGCACCACCTGAAGTTGCTTCTTGGTGTCGTTTACCTTTTGTTTATCCAATTGCTATGAGCAAGTTTGGTAAAGATATGTTAGAAAATGTTGGAATTGAATCTTGGTATGTTCCTCACGCAATAGAAAAAGTTTTCAAACCAACTAAAAGTTTTACAACACCGAATGGTGATTCTATTACTGGTCGCGAGTTTATGAAAATTAGTGAAGATAAATTTGTTGTTGGGATGAACGCAGCGAACAAAGGTGTTACACCTATTCGTAAAGCGTTTGGCGAAAATCTTTTAGCGTTTTCAATGTTTGCTAAAAAATATGATGATGCTGTTTTGTATATACATACTGACCCATCTGGTTCTATGGGTGGAATTAGAATCAATGATTTGATTTTGTCTTGTGGTATTCCACCTGAGAAAGTTATTTTCCCTGACCCTTATTTGTTACGTTCAGGAATCAATCAAGAAATTCTTGCATCAATATATTCTGGAATGGATGTGTTGCTTGCAACAAGTATGGGAGAGGGCTTTGGAGTTCCAACAATTGAAGCGCAAGCTTGTGGTGTTCCTGTTATTGTTTCTAATTTTGCCGCTTCTACTGAACTTTGTGGTGATGGTTTCAAAATCGGTGGACAACCTTATTGGGATGCGCCGCAAAAGTCTTGGTTTCATATTCCATCTGTTCCAGAAATAGTTGATGCCCTAGTTCAGTCGTATAACAAAGGTCGTGGTACTTCTCAAAAGGCTATTGATTTTGCTAAACAATATGATGCGGATTTTGTGTTCGATACCCAATGGAAACCGACTTTAGACAGCATATTTGCAAGAGTGGCTTCTGATAGGCCTAAAACGGCCTAAAAGGGCAAAATTAGCGAAGTTAGTGATTGGGGATAAGTAAGTTGATACCTGCAATGATTGTGCCTGTTTTAACAAGATATGACCTATTGGACAGGATGATTGGGTCAATTAACTATGCAGTTAAGGATTTAATCATTATTGATAATGGGGCAAAACAGTCAGATTGGTCACCTACTTGGAATCAATGGGTGTCAAAGATTTGGCATTTGAAGTTCCCAAGCAATCTTGGTGTACCTGTTTCTTGGAATCTTGGAATCAAATCACTTCCAAACAGCGATTACTGGTTGATTGCTAACTTTGATATCGAATGGGGTGGCGATTCGCTAAAACTTTTTGCTGAACAATCAAATCCTGACACTTTATTGCTTTCAAATGGAAGCCCAGAATGGTGTGCTTTTAGTATCGGCTCAAAAATTGTTGAAAAAGTTGGGTTATTTGATGAATCTTTTGTTCCAGCTTATTTTGAGGATACAGATTATGAACGCAGAGCAGAATTTAATGGTTGCAGAATAGAACGTTCTTTCATTCCTGTTGCTCACGACAACTCATCTACACTTAAATCAGGATTTCAAAAAGAAAACGATTTAAGTTTTTCAGCAAATGAACAATATTTTTCTCAAAAAAGACAAAGTAAAGATTTTTCTGAGGGAAAATGGGACATTAAACGTAGGAGACGATTAGGTTGGGATTAAATTCAGTTTTTATTCACGAATCAGCAGTTAAACGCAGAGCATCTTTTGATTATGAACAAGTTGATGCCAAATTTCCACCTAATTGGAATGAAAAACGTAATTCGACTGATGGAATCTTAAAATCTTTTGAGGATGTTCTTTTAAGACTTGAATCAACTAACCATTGCAACTTTGCTTGCACTTTTTGCCCTCATCCAACAATGGAACGTGATAAAGGTTTTATGGATGAAACTCTTATCAAGAAACTTCTTGATGATGCCGCAGAACTAGGTTTCAAAATGCTTGATTTACGCAATTTTGGTGAACCGATTATGGATAAACGTCTTGCAGGTTTTGCTAAGTATGCAAGAAGTGTTGGTTTTACAAAGATTTACATTCACACTAACGGCTGGCCTCTTACAGCTAAGCGTTTAGATGAATGGGGTGAAGCAGGAATCACAGATGTAAACTTGAGCCTTTCACCAAAGAGAGAGTTCAGCGAAACTAGACCTGGTATTCCTGTTAAAAAATATTTTGCCAATATTGAAAAAATTATTGCAGATAAACCTCAATACTTAAATGTTTTAAGCGTTGATTACATTCGAACAGGTTTATCAAACGAAGCTGAGGAAAAAGAATTTAAGGACTGGTTGGCTTCATTAAATATTCCTAAACGAATTGATATAGAGCTACATAACTGGGCTGTTGGTCAAGATACTTCTCATTATCGTTGCCATAGGCTTTGGTCGAGTGTGACTGTTCTTTGGGATGGAACTGTTGCTTTATGTTGTTTAGATTATGAGGGTGATTACAACCTTGGGGATGTTAAATCTTTAGGTTTGAAAGAACTTGTTAATAGTCCTCTTTATGTTGAGATTAGAAAGAATCATTCTGAGGGCAAGTTTCTTTCCAAATGTGCTTCTTGCGATATGCCTAAACAAAAGGATTTGTAA